TGATTATAAATTTGCCTTGATTATAAATTTGCCTTGATTATAAATTTGCCTTGATTATAAATTTGCCTTGATTATAAATTTGCCTTGATTATAAATTTGCCTTGATTATAAATTTGCCTTTATTAAATTTGCCTTTATGAAATTTGCCTTAAAACAGTATTTGCCTCGATCTTAAATTTGCCTTAAAAATAAATTTGCATTTAACTATTGCATATAAATATATATTTATATATGATAGGTGTATGTTAAATAAAAGTAAGGAGTTAAATAACATGAAAAAAATAACTAAAAACGAAGTAGCCGACATGTTGGGGTGTTCTGATATATCTAGCGATATAGATTACAGAATAACTGAATGTGCAACCAAAGGCGTGGCGTGTATTGTTTATTTCTATGAAGATAAACTTAACGAAGAAGACCAAATAACAGCTATATAAAGGAGCAAGACTAATGAACATGATTGAAGAACTACTAGACAAATACCATGAAGATGATTTTGATGATTTATTAATTCAAATAATAAAACATATGAAAGAGGTTAAAGAATTAAGAGAAATGGATAGGGAGCAAGACTAATGCAAGTAAATAAAATAGAAATAGCCTTAGAGGTGGTAAGAGATTTGATTGATGTATCTAGCAACGAAATACAAAGTGAGCCAAACAATCAACAGGCTAAAGATGAACTACATCAATTATATGGAGTAGAAAATTTAATAGAACAGGCAGAAGAATTTTTATATGAGGAGCAAAACTAATGAAAAAACTAACATTTAAACTAAACCGCAATGAATTTGTAGATTGGATGTATGAAGATTTTGATACATGCGAATTAATGGAGGCTTGGGAAAACGGAGAAACGCCTGAAGAACATGCACTAAGTATTGCAGGATTATTTCCAATACGACATATAAAGAACTGGGAAGCAATAAAGCATTACTGGGATGATGTTTCCTATAAAGGAGAAATGGATAACGATAATAAAACCTTTAAATCATGGTCTGATTATTATGAAGATGATGGATATGTTGAAGGTATACCTGACGATCTAGAGGTTGAATGGATTTATAAGGATCAAGATAATGAGTAATGAATGGGTAGATAAGTATGTTGATGAAGAGGGTAATGTTGATAATAAACTCACCCTTAATTCTGATGGCTTTGCATGTCTTACAGATGATCTTGAAGAAATAATAGATAAATATACAGGTACAGAAGATTGGGCAAAAAATAATAATTATTTTGGTGCAAGAAGTGAAATAAGATTAGAACTTATGGACTTAATACACGATATTGTAAACAAGGAGCAAGACCAATGAATATATATCCAAACGATTCATGGGGAACTTTTAACGCCGAAAGCGAATATAAAGATGTTAAAGGTATACACCCAAACAAAACAATAGATATAAATCTATTTACTGATGATATGACTGGAGAAAAGTTTTTAGTTATATATCCAGTAGATGAAAGCGGACAAACAGACTGCACAAAGTCTTTAGGCTTTTATAAATTACAGGAGGTGCAAGAATGAATATTGATAACAGCCTAGAACTTTCAGAGATAGCAAAAGAATTATTAAATTTGCCTGAATATAAAAGAAAGCAATTGGCATTAATTTTGATCGGCTCAACGCTTACCGATATATCAAAAAAAGAGGCGGAAATAGTAACAGAATGTTTAATATAAGGAGTAAAAAATAATGGAGATTAAATTAAATAGTTGGGATATGAATGAAGCCATGCAAGATTATTTAAAAAAGAAATTCGACATAGATGTTGATTTAAATGATTTAAGTGACTATCCATGCTTGGAATACTATGAATATCAAATTGCATATAAAAAACACAAAAACGGAAAGCATATTTTAGATAAAAACGGATGTTCAATTGTTGACAGAGAAAATTGCAAAAATGAAAAAATGTGGGCTGAATTAAGTGACTCTTGGTCTATTAGTTTCTACTTAGATTAAATTTGCGGTAAAGGTAAATTTGCCTCTATGGTAAATTTGCCTTTATTTCATTGCCCTTCTAACTCTTTTAATCATTTGCTTATTGATCTCTTTATAAAGATTGTTTTTAACTACCTTATGGCTCAACTTAAACCAATCAATAAACTTTCTATGCCTAATAAAAGGAGTAAAGGCCACTAGAAGGTTTAAACCCTCTCTACCCTTCTGTCCTTGTCTCTCCCATATACCATAAACTTTAGAGCCTTTACCTTTAGGCACGCCAACAAAACGTGAGCCTTTTCTGTTGCTCTTTTCTGTTTTATCAACTCTTTTAATAATACCTTTTTGAGTAACAATATTACCAAAAGTGTTAGCCTTAACCCTTCCATCTTTTGTTGGAGAGGGATAACTTTGACTTCTAGCAGGTTCATTATCGCCAGTATAAATATAATACAAAAACTTAGTGGCATAGCTTTTAACTCTAACTGTAGCCTTTAGACCACGTTTGTTAGGTTTAGCAAACTTAGACATTACAATAGCTGTAATAGATGTTTTTTTAGGTTTATGTAGTTTTTTTAATAATTGTTGTCTTTGTGCATTAACAACCATAGCACTAGTGTGGTTGATTCCTTCACTCATAACTTTGTTGAAAGTTTTGTCACGAAGAATATCTAGCTTTTTTTGTAATTGCTTTAGATCAGTTTTTACTTGTATATCCATATTTGCCCTAAACCTAAATTTGCCTCAATGTTAAATTTGCCTCAATTACAAATTTGCCCAATGAGACTTTTTGTCAAACTTTAAACCATTCTCGTTAGCAACTTTTAAAATAGTCGATTTGCTTTTACCAAGAGACATAACCACCTCGTTTAGTGATTTGCCTTTGTCGATTTGCCTCTTAAGTTGTGAAACATCAATTTGCGGTTTATTGCTCATTACAGGTTCTCATAATGTTCTTTTAATTTATTAATATACCAAATACTTTTCTCTAAGTCTTGAATGTTGGAGTCTTTATATTTGTGTCTATGTAAATACTTTATAGCATTACCTTCAAGATATGCAGGGAAATTTGCACCTAACTGTTGCTTTATATAATCTATACATTCAAATTTGCCTTTATTGTAATGAGGAGGTTTATTTACTAAATCAGTCATTTACATCTCCTTTGGGCATATAAATCTCAATATAAGCCTTACAATCAGGGCAAGATAGGTTCGTGACCATATCATATTCTTCATTCTCATCTCCTATATCGTGATCTCCACCCCATATAAGTCCACTTCCACAATACCAACAATTCATACTTTTCTCCTAATTAGTTCATTCTTACATTTCTGTATGACTTTTTTCTTAGCACTAGAGGATTCAATATAATCATTGAGTTCTTGTACTGTCATACTCTTTAGATAGTAATGTTCTGTTTTTGTTTTGCCTGTTGTCCTGTCTCTAACAACAGCACTAGGTCTTAGTTTTATCGCCATCTTTTTTCTCCTTTTTCTTTTTTCCAAATATTAATTCCCAATTTGCATCTATTTTCTTTTTATCTTCCTTTCTTCTTTTTGAACCTTTGCCACCATGCCACTTAGTCATAATCTATCCTTTGGAAATTTACAGATTTATCTAATTTGCTTAGTATCTCTTTTGCTCTAATAAAATCCTGGGGTATACACCTAAGCAACTCTTCAATACTAAATACCATAATATCCTTCTCATCTTTGTGTATAAGTTCTAATACTGGTTTATCATCATCAGTATCACATATCAATGCAGTTTTCTTATCAAAGGTAAAACACCTAGCACTTGGTTGAATCATAATGTAACCACTTTCTTCACATTTGATGTTTAGTTGCTCATAGGCTCTAATCATCATATCAACCATACTGATTTGCTTTTTGATCGTATCTTTTTGTAAAGATGTTTTTAATAGTTGTTCTGCTTTCAAAAACTTAATCTCAAAGTCTACGCCTACCATTTTATAGATACGTTTCCAGTTACCCCATTTAACATTAGCCTCTGCTTCCAAGATTCTTAATTGTTTAAGTTTATCTTTTAAAGCCTCATCATAATAATTACTCATATATCCTCCGTGCTTATACATTTAAGTGTGCATGTGTGTAGTCCTTACGGACTACTACACACACACACACTCAAATAATGTATTCATACACACACACACACTCACACACACACTCACACACTCTATCCATTAGATAACTCATAATCATCATATATTCTAAAGTCTACTAGCCTGTAACCCATCTTTCTTACAGTGTTTTTATCTCTTTTAGCATGAATAACAACTCCAACCTTTTCTAATCTTTGGAACGATCTGTTTATAGAATCACGATTAATTTCCTTGCCACTAGTGTTATAAACAGCATGGTGGCCAAAATCGTCTGCTGTAAACCATTCTTCTTCAGGTTTTGGCTTATCTTTTGCTAAAAAATACATTAAAGAAGCAATCTTTTTGTCTTCTGCTTCTTTAACAGCATCTTGAAAATCCTCATCAGAACCATCATCTTCAGTCTCAATTAGTAACCCCGAAGTAACATCAAGACCCTCGCCAATAACAGTCTCTTCGTAGAAAATAAAATTCTTATCAGTCATTCCCATTCCATCTTTATTCTTGGTTTGTTTCATCTTGACAAACATTTCTTTTTTATCGCCAACTGTCTTATCTTTCCTTTCAACAATAAACTCTCCATCAATAGAAGCATCAAGAACAGAACTACCTCTAGCTCTTCCTTTGTTACCTCTACCAGTATGATGTATAAGCAATACAGTACAATCAAAGTCATGTATCAACTGATCTGCGGCTTTGACAAATTTATTGACCTCTTGTGCAGAATTTTCATCTCCTGAGAAATTTCTCTGAAAGGTATCAAAGATAATTAAACCGATTTGCCCTACCTCTTGTTTAAGTAAATTAATTTCATCTTCTAACTTCTGATACTCTTCTGCCTCATTAATCCTTGAACCTCTGTTAGATAAAAACAATGGTGCTTCTTTTAAACTACCACCATATTCACTTTGGTTGTATACAGAAAGCCTCCTGCGTATGCCACTAACCCCTTCGCCTGCAAGATAGACTACTGGTGCTTTTTTTGCTTTATGTCCATAAAAATCACTACCTCTTGCTACAGCACAAGCCATGGCTATCGCAATAAACGATTTGCCTGATTTTGGTTCTCCAAAGACTGTTATTAATCTGTTACGTTCAAAGACTTCAGTTATAAGCCAGTCAGGATTCGTTACCTGCGATAGAACAAAGTCAGCTCTCTCAAACCTCAAAGCACCCTTGGGCAACTTTTCTTTTTGCATTTTTACATAGCGTATAAAATGTTCTGCTGATTTAAAGTCACCTCTTTGATAGGCATCATAAAGATCGTCTTTATCTTCAAATCTTTTAGGTAGCTTTATTATCTTTACTGTTCTACATCCCTTCTTCCTTAAATACTCAGCCAATTCTCCTGCACAATCTGTACCTGCTTTATCATTATCGGGGAATATCCATACCTCTCTTTTTAATATAGGCTTCCAATTTGCCTTCTTCCAACTATTAACACCACCATGCCAAGTACAAGAATCTAACTTATCTCCAATTATTGCCTCACATCCCTTTAAAGCCTTCTCCCCCTCGTTTATAACGATAGGCTTATCAGGATGTTTGTTTGTGTAATAAATTGGCATGAGAGGACTGTCAGGACGTTTTAAAGACCATGTGCCATCAATACCCAAGGTAAAGGGAGCATACTTCTGTTTAATTGCATGACCTTCAGGAAACCTAAGAACCATAAAATTATCAGCATACTTTAGCTTAACAATTGCTTGTCTATACAAGTCAACCATCTGCTCCCTAGAGAATGATCTAACATTACTTTTAGGCTTAGCAACAGGGGAATCACTAAAGCCAGTTAGTAAGGAGTCATTAGACTGTAATGCTAGATCATGACCAAACTGTTTTAAAACTGTATTTACATCTTGATTTAGATGTTTTATTAAATCTATTACTCCCCCACCGACCCCTGCTTCATGGTCATAAAATGTTCCGTCTGATAGGTTGAGACACATACTCCCCTTGCGACCCCATCTATATTCATTAGATGAGGTGCTAGTAGGTTCTCCTAGTAGTTGCTTTGCAACATCAGGAGCTATTCTTTGCCAATCAATATGCTCCATTTAAAAAGGAATATCGTCATCTGATAATTCATTCTTATCGACCATTTCTTGCACTTTTTCTGCAAGACCATCATTAGGACTCTTGAAAGTATCTTCTACTTCTTCATCTTCTTTGTCATAAAATGCAGGTATAACAAAATTGTCAAACCTTGGTGCAAACTTAGAGAACTCAAAAGTTAACTCTGATGACCTTCCTTTACCAGCCTGTATCTCTTTTGAGCCTTTATACTCAACAACAGGCAATGAATCACTACTGGCATCCATTTGATTCCAAAAGCCACTTAATATCCTATTAAATGCATTAGATTCAGCAAAAGTAAATCTACTCCATATTAATGCGTGTTCATGTCCATGTGGCATAACACAACAACTAAATGCTCTTTTCCAATCATCACCAGGCTTTGTACTAGCCTTGCCAAAGTTATCATCCCAAACATACTGATACTCTCCAGCATATCTGCCCCAACCACTTCTAAATGTTGCAGGGTCTAACTGCAAGTATTTAAAATCAATTGGTGTTTTGCCATTAACAAAAAATTGTTGATCAGCAGTTTTAAAAGCAAGATAAACTTGCTGTCCTTCAGTGGAATTACTCATTCCTCCTAATATATCCATAATACTCTCCTATGGTTTAATGTATTGTTCGTTCAATACTGTTTAAATAATCAGCCTCAAGTCGAGTGTAATTCCTCTCCTTGAAACTATAATAATCCTCATCATTTGTGATACCAAAGACATCACATGCAACTTGGATTCTTTCGTAGGCTTTCCTACAAAACTCTTCAAAGTCTTCTTGGAGCAAGTAGCTATTTAAATCCATTTGCTTTTTGTAAGACTTCATCTAATCTCTCACATATTTCTGACAGTGG